TGCGCTTCCGGGCTCTGCTGTTTACTGGCTGACTGGTGCAGAGGCTTCCTGCCCTGTGAATGCTTCCTGCACGAATAAAACCTATGACGGTGAATACACCATCAATACTAAATACAGCCAGACGGAGCTTGAGCAGGCCATTACTACAGGCATGCTGATTTTCCACAACGTAGCCGATGCAGTAAGCGGTGATGTGGTAGGCAAGACGAATATCCTTACGGATATCAATACATTCACGAGTCATACGAAGCATAAGAATGAGGACTTCTCCCTCAATCAGGTTATTCGCGTTCTTGATCAGATTGCTATTGATGTAGCGCATCTCTTCAACACGATTTACCTGGGCAAGGAGCAGAACGATGAAGACGGGCGCACGGCGCTCTGGGGTGATATTGTAGCGCTCCACAAAGAGTATCAGCGCGTACGTGCTATTCAGAACTTTAATCCTGAGGATGTGCCGATTCCGACACAGGGCGATGCCAAGACAACGGTTATGCTGAATTATGCTGTACAGCCGACATGCTGTATGGAGAAGCTTTACGCTACAATCGAGGTAGCATAAGGGGAAAGAATAACAAGGGCGGGAGTATTCCTGCCCTATTGTATTTTGAAAGGAGAATAAAACTATGGCTATTGATGCAATTCGCACGATGCAGGCTAAGGATGTTATTGCAGCCAAGATGGCATCCGCCTATATCACGGTTGACGGCGAACGGTTCCTGCTGTTTCAGGCAAAAAACCTGAAGGCGACTCTTGAGAAGGAAAAGAAGGAAGTCGCAATTCTCGGTAAGATGAGTAAAGGCCATAAGGCGGTATCGGTGAACGGTACAGGGTCCATGACAATCTATAAGAACACGGCAATCTTCGACAAGATGCTTTTGAAGCTCAAGAGCACAGGAGAAGATACGTATTTTGATATGCAGATTACGAACAATGACCCGACGTCTGAGGCAGGCCGCCAGACTACTATCCTGAAGGACTGCAATATCGACAGCGGCATTGTGGCAAACTTTGATGCTGATGGTGAATGGCTGGAGCAGGATATTGATTTCACGTTTGAGGATATTGAGCAGCCTGAGCAGTTTGCTGTTCTTGACGGTATGCGTAACTAAGAAGGAGAGGGAATCCCATGGAAGAAAATTTGAAGGCATTTCTTGCGGAGAATGTTATTAAAGCGGATGAGATTGAATATGTGGCTTCCAGTCGTTTTGTAGGTGCTGACAAGAAGCCTATACCGTGGAAGATTGCGCCGATTACGAGCGATGAAAACGAAGCTATCGTAGCACGCTGCAAGCATAAAACTATAGTGCCGGGAACGCGTGAGGTTAAGATAACGGTTGATTCTGAGGAATATGCTGCAGAGCTTATTGTTGCATGCGTAAAGTTCCCGAAGCTCAACACGGAACAGCTTCAGGCTTCGTATGGTGCCATCGGTGCAGCGGCGCTGGTTAAGAAGATGCTTACTCCGGGAGAGTATCAGGATTTGTTCAATGCCGTTCTTGAAGCGAATAACTTTGAGGTTGGCATGGATGAGAAGGTAACGAAAGCAAAAAACTGATTGAAGGGGGCGACCTGCACGCGAATGTCGCGTACTATGCGCTCCTGAAACTTCATATTTTACCGCATGAGCTTTTCGAGCTGTCTGAGAATGAACGCGCGTTCATATATGCAGCTATCTCACTTAAGGTAAAGGCCGACAAGGCGGCAGCCGAAAAGGCCAAGCGGAAAAAGCGTTAAATGACAGCCCCGAAAGGGGCTTTTCTTTTGAAAATTTTTAGGAAGGAGGGCGTTTAATGGCAACGATACAGCAGACAATCGCATTGATTGATGGTGTTACTCCGGTGTTGAACAAGATTACTAACTCCGCATCCAAGGTAATTGATAAATTCAAAACTACTGCAAAAGCGGCTACAGGGATGGAGCAGTCCGCGGCAGCAGGGGCACGCGGTGTTGAAGCGGCTGTGAATCGTGTCAGAAGCTCTTTTGGCAATCTGGGTTCAGAGCTTCGCGGTATCGGCGGCAGCATAAAAACCGCTTTAAGCGGAACGCTCGGACAGTTTACCGTTGGTAATCTTTTAGCCAGTGGAATTGAGCGGGCGGTCAGTGCGGCGGCACAGCTTCCGGGAAGGCTCTTGGCGGCAAGTGATGCCTACGCGGGCATTCAGGCGCGCCTGCGTCTTGTTGCAGGCGGAGCTGAACAGGCTGCGGAGCTGAACCAAAGAATATATGAATCGGCGCAGCGGTCTCGGGGCAGTTATGACCAGATGGCTGATTCTGTTTCGAAAATTGCTATGACAGCGAAAGCGGCTTTTCCTGATCCGAAGGATGTCGTTCCGTTCATGGAAGGTATCCAGAAGCTCTTTGTCATTGGGGGTACCGATGCAGAACAGCAGCGTAATGCTCTTCTGCAGTTAACTCAGGCATTAGGCTCGGGGCGGCTGCAGGGTGATGAGTTCCGCTCGATTGCTGAGGCGGCTCCGCTCATTGAAAAGATGGTTGCCCAGTATATGGGGGTTACTCAGGGCGAGCTTAAAGCGCTTTCGTCCCAGGGTGAAGTTACCGCCGAGGTTATTAAGGGCGCAATTCTTTCTAATCTGCAGGAAATAAATCAGATGTTTACGGCAATGGGCACAACATGGCAGCAGCGCATGACCATAGTAGCCAATGCAGGCCAATGGGCAATGCAGACAGTATACAAGCAGTTGAATGTACTGGCCAACAGCAAAGCCGGGGAAACGATAATGAATGGTCTTGTTCAGGCGATAAATATCGCGGTATACGCCATTGAGGGGCTTATCAATAACCTCATATGGATAGGCAATGTCATCGCGGATAACTGGACGTATATTCAGCCGTTCTTTGCGGGCTTTGTTGTGGCGGTTGGTGTTTTGGCTGTAGCTGCAGTGTGGGAGCTTATCGGAGCGGTTGCGGCTCTTGAGATTGTGGCAAGCCCGATACTGGTTGTAGTCGGTGCGGTTATGGCGGGTGTCGCGGCTTTCTACTTTGCGGTAGATGTCGTTAATCAGTTCATGGGTACAAGCATTTCTGCAACGGGAGTTATTTTCGGCGCGTTTACATGGCTGTTTACGGGTATCATGAACGGGATTAAGTTCGTGGCGAACATCATCATTGCCTGGGCTAATCTTCTGGGAAGTTTTTTCGTAGACCCGCTGGATGCCGCGTATAACTTCTTTGTTGATATCTGGACTGCAATTGTGGGGTTTGTCGGTGAAGCAATAAACAGCATCATCGATATGATTATGAAAATCCCGGGCATTGATAAGGTCATTGGCGGACGGCCTACGGTGGAGTTCAAAACGCTTGAACGAAAGGAAATTGCAGGCGCGGCATGGCATATCGATTCTTTTGAATACGGCAGCAGGACATATAATGCTGAGCAGGCGTATCAGAAGGGCGCGGATGACTGGGCGCCGGAGTTTAATATTCCTGATGGAGCTACGGGTAATAACAGCGGAATTGAGAAAGCACTTGATGGTATCGGCGGTGACGCAGGAGATACAGCAGACAACACAGGCCGTATGGCTGAAGCTATGGAGATTACTGATGAGGAGCTGAAATATCTCCGTGATTTTGCGGAGCAGGAAGCAATCAACAAGTACACCACGGCGGAAGTCAAGATTGATATGGGCGGCATCAGCAACAATATTTCCGGCGACGTCGACGTAGACGGCATGATGACGTACATCAATGACAGCCTTATTTCGGCTATGCAGGCAGGTGCGGAGGAGGTGCATCCATGAGTTATTACTTCTTTATTGACGATACGATGCTTCCGGTTCCGCCCGCGAAGATGACTATAAAAATCAAGGGCAAGAACAAGACCATCAACCTTATTAACGAGGGAGAGGTAAATATCATCAAAACGCCGGGACTCACGGAGATAGCTTTTGATGCCAGACTGCCGAACAGGGTATATCCTTTTGCAAATTATGATTCGTCGCTCACAGATGCGCTTACCAGTAACTTCTTGGGCAGCAGCTTCAGCTTCAAGAAGGCAAGCTATTTTATTGACAGGTTTGAGTCAGCCAAGAAGGCACAGTACCCGATGAGGCTTATTATCAGCCGCATGTCGGGTGCGTTTTCCATGCTGTTCGATACGAATATGCTTGTTACGCTTGAGAATTACAGCATAAATGAGGATGCTGACGAGGGTTTTGATGTGACGTGCCCGCTCGTGTTCAAGCAGTATCGTCCTTACGGTACGAAGGAATGCGAGGTTACAACAGATGAAGACGGAAAACAGCATTTGACTGTAAAGGAAACACGCCCCGCGATAGGGCATGAGATTCCGACAGCAATGCGGATACGTAATGAGCAGTCAGTGTGGGAAGCTGTTAAGGGTGTATCAAATGGCTCTCTTGACTGGAGGGCGGTTATGTCCGCAAACGGCATATCGAATCCATGCGAGAAGCTGAAGCCCGGGATGGTGATGCATCTTGGCTGAGTTCATGTCTAACAGTTCGGTGGCTGCGGGTGCCGCAGTTCAGCAGAATCAGAAACAGCTGCAGCTTGTTATCCACAATAAGGAAACAGACAAATATTACTGGCCTGCCGTTGAGGATGGTGTACGCTGGGAAACAAATTGGAAAGGCGCTCCCGGGAAACTTGCATTCAAGGTTTTGAAGGATGAAATGCTCGATTTCCATGAGGGAGATACTGTTCAGGCAAACTATGGCGGAACGAATTTCTTTTACGGCTTTGTATTCGGTAAGCAGCATGACAAAGACGGTTCGATATCGGTAACGGCTTATGATCAGATACGCTATCTGAAAAACAAGGATATTTACATCTTCCTGAATAAGACAGCCGGTGAAGCAATTCAGTGCATTGCCGATGATTTTCAGCTTCAGACGGGGGAGCTTATGGATACGGGATATGTTATCCCGAAATATCGCGGCGCGAACAAAACGCTCCTGGATATTATTCAGACTCTCCTTGACATGACCACGGAGAACACCGGACGGCTGTACTGCTTCTATGATGATTTTGGAAAGCTCATGTTGAAGGACCTCGAGGAACTGAAGCTTGACCTTCTTATTGATTGCGAGACAGCGGAGAATTTCTCCTATGAATCCACAATCGACAAGGACACATATAATCAGGTGAAGCTTTATTACGACAACACAGACACAGGGAAGCGGGATGTATGGATGTCCAAGGACAGCGCCAATATAAAGCGCTGGGGCGTTCTGCAGCTGACGGAATCCGTCAATCCGAAAAAGGCGATTAACTTCGGTCAGATGGCTGACACAAAGCTGAAGCTCCACAACAGGGTAAAACGCACCCTGCGTATCAGGAACGCTTTTGGAGACCTTCGTGTAAGAGGCGGCTCGATGCTGTACGTAAATCTTAAGCTGGACGATATGACAATCACGAAACAACTTATCGTGGAGTCGGTGAGACATACGCTTACGAACGGTCTGCATACGATGGAGCTGACACTCAAAGGGGATGTGATTACGGGATGAGTACGGCAAATCTTTTACAAACA